GTAGAATTTTTAAATACTTTGTTAAATGCCTCTGACATTTCGGCAGCTTCTGCTTCAGAAGTTCTTTTAATTATTATTTTACCTTCTTGCTGAACAATATCTTTATCTTCTGGAATATCTTTTCCATAAACTTTTTTCTCAGCCTCTTCAGTAAATTTTATAAATTTTTTAAACATTACTCGTTCTCCTGTCCAACGATAAGTGGTGTTGCACTAAACATCGCCATTCCTTTTTTAACTTTTTCTTTTAGCTGTGGTGTTAGTTCTATGCTAAATCTTTTTTCTGCATAAAGTGCCGTATCACTACCATATCCTGTCGAACCCTCTATACCTATTTCTTTATCTTTCTGTATAGCATTTTTATCTAACTTCTTAACAATCTTCTCTGCATTCTTTGGAACAATCTCATCATAGAATTTAGCCACACCTTCATCATTCCATCGATCCATTTGTGCTTTGCCAGGAGTTATAGATACAAAATCATAACCTTCATCAACTGCTTTAGATAATATTCTTTTTAGAGTAAGCTGTGTCCATTTATCGGTGTCTGTTATGAATGGTGCTTTAAAAATTTTCTGGTCATTGTCAATTACAAAATTTTGAGTTTGTTGCAAATACATTCTTAAAGCAGTAGCTTCATCTAGATCTTTACCCGCTAAATCTTCGCCAGAATCCTGAACTTGTTTTATATATTTATCTAATTTTGTTTGTGCTTGTTTTCTTTTATTTGATATTTCTCGCATTTCTTCTTCAGATTGTTTGAAACCTCGTTGTCTACCTTTTTGCCCCCAATCCGATTGAATCTCCTCTATATAAAATACTTTCTTACCATCGCTTGTTGTTCTATCTTTTGTTCTAAAATGAGCAATGACATTCTCTTCATCAAAATGACTTTCGTCAAATTGCACTTTAGGATCATCATATTTAATTAAAAACTCTCGGTAATTATCTCCGCCTGGTTCTGTGTATTCTCCAAACCTTGTACCTTCTCCAGCCATCCCAGCAACACCTCTATCCATCATATCTTCTTCTGCTTTTATTACCGCTTCGTTTAGTGAATATGGAACATCTCTTGATTGACTTGGGTTACTTTCATTATAACCAATAGCATTACGTAAATTACTGCTATCCGCTTCTGACCTAAATATAGAATACCCTAAATCATCATTGCCTGTAATTGTATATCCTGTTTCTGGGTCAACATATTTCATAATAGGATTATAGTTATATTCTGCTTCTGCCTGTTTATAAGTATCATCTATTGTAAATTCTTTTTTATCTCCAGAAACCCTTTGTGCTTTTAATAAAGCAGATGGTTGTCCTTTTTCAATTTCTTCAAAAATCTCATCTGCTCGGTTATTTAAATACTCTGGTCCATAAGCATCCTCTGCGGACATTGGTGTTTCATTTTCGTTAAATCTTGATGCTAATCCATCTAATGCATCATCAGCACTACCAGACAACTCTACCTCATCTAATTCTATTCTGTTTGCGTTTATCTGATCCTGTAGTTCTTGTTTCGTAATCTTGCCTTTATTAAGAACATCATCAAGTCCAAGCCATTCTATTTCATCTGGCTTTACACCTGCTTTAAGTAATTGTTGACGATACTGTTGACCTGTACCTTTGTTCTGTTTTAACTGATTGGTTACTTCTTCTGCTTTAGAGTAAAAGTTAAGGCGGTCTGTTTTTGGTTTTAGATTTACAACCTCACCTTTATTAGGAGCTAGTTTGGACAACCCTTTATCAACCATCTTACCCATTTCACCTACACCCATACTAGACATAGTCATTGAACCTTGGTTTTCATCTACTCTTTTTTGTGCAGCTTCTCCCACTTGTTCTGATGTTTCTTTAATACTTTTGGCAACTGTAGGAGCTTGCTTGGCAGCTTCTTTGCCTACATTACCTACACCTAAAAATTCCCCTGCTACAAAGCCAGATTTAAAATCTTCTTTCTTTTGATCTGATACATTTAGATCATCAACAAAACTATCAAAATACTTTTTATAAAACTGTGATCCATAATTTTCTCTAGATAATGTCTCAAATGTATTAGCAAATGTTTCTAGTTTCTTACCATCTTCTGCACCGACAGACTTGCCTATACTTGCAAATAAACTAGCTAGATCGGTTGGAAATCCTAACGTAGCACCTACAGCTCCTGCTCCGATACTTGCAGTAGTACCTGCTACTCTTTCTAGACCTTCTCCTATGCTTTCAAGAAACGAGGGGTCTGGGTCTTTTACAATAGCCTGGAATATACCATCTTTTAATTCAAGGTCATACTCTATACCATTGTTCTCAAACTCTTGTCTTTTAAATATTTCTTCAAATACATCCATAATTATTTATTCTCTATTTCTCGTATTGCTTTTAAATTTTTTTCTATACCAGGAACTTTTAGTTTTGAAATGTTTTTATTTCTTTGAGCTGCTTTATCTAATCCTTGTTCAGTAATAAATGTGATGTACTGTAAAGCCTCTTCGAGTGTTAACATTTTTTTTGGAACTCCAAACTCTGGACCACCATATTTCATGTAAGATATTTCTTTTAGATACCTATCTTTTTGTCCTAATAATTTTTGGTTTGCTTGGTTTCTAACATTAGTAATTTGTTCTTTTTCTCTTTTTCTTAACTCAACACTAATATCGAAAGTTTTGCCTAGAGCCTTTGTTGTAACATAATCATCATACAAATCTGACACTAAATCAATCGCTAACTGTCTGTCATTTTTTTCTATATCTGTAAGGTCTCTTAAATCAACATCAAACTTATACGACTGCGTAAAATATTTTGTTTTGTTTTTGAATTCAGTATCTTGATTTTTAACAATTTCTTTTGCTAGGGTTTGGTAGTCTTCGTAAAGAATGTTTTCTCTATTATCTAGAAGTTCTTTTGATGTCAGTGATCCTCGTGTAGCTTTTAAAAATAAGTCGTTAGACTTTACTCTTTGTTCTTCATTTAAAATCTGTGGATGTATATCTGGACCTCGTTTCGCTAAGATTGTTTGTAATGTATTTTGTTTATCTATAGGTAATTGAGATAGTAATTGTTCTGCAAGATCGTAATTTTCTTCTATTATTGCAGTATTAAAATTTTTTTCTATTCTATCATTTTGTTTATTATATAATTTAATCTCATCATCTTGGGCTTTTATATTTAGTTCTTCTTGATCTATTAAATGTTTTATAAATTGTTTTTTCTCGTCTGCCTGTAAAAAATTGTATATCTTATTTATTCTTTCATTGTCAGTTTTATTATTACTAAGTAAGACTAGGGCATCGTCACTTGCTTTATCGTTTCTAAATGCCTCATCAAATCCTGTTTTAAATAAATAATTAGTAAATTTGTCTCTACTAGTCTCTAAATCTTTTTTGAATACAGAAGGTGATATATTAGTGACGTAAGCTGCATCAGATATATCTCGTCTGATTTTATTGTATAGGTCAGCCAGGCTTCCACCAGAATCAAGCACAGCAGATATATCAGCTCCTAATTTTTCATACCTAGTAAACACAGCCTCTGTATACACTCGTTTATCATTTTGCTCTTGTATCTTTGCTACATCTGTTGCGTAATTTTTTAGGTATCCATTAGCAGTAACACTTAGACTAGCCTTTACCTTTGTCTGAACTTCTGGAAACTTTTTTATCATGTTAGTATAACTATTGACAGCCGAGTCAAGCCTATCTGCATATTCCTCAATAGATACTTTATCTTGTTTTGATTTTACATCTATATCAGTAAATTGTTGCAAGGCAGTGGTCTCAACATCTAGGATTAGACCTTCTAATGCAGCACTTCTGGCTGCTCTACCTTTTGCTCCGTATCCATAATTTTTTAAAACATCTTCTCCTGTTTTCCTAGCATTAGCTAACTGTTCGAGGGTGATTGGATTAGCAGCTCCATACATCTCGCCTTCCTCTACTACTCTTGTTTCCATTTCTTTATAGAAAAACTTAGACATTTGATTAAGACTACTAGCAAGCTGACTCATGCCACTTGCCTGCTGTTCAAACATTCCTGCTTCCGCTGAGGCACTTGGTCTATAGCTTGGACTTAATAGTTCTCTTTGTAATGTTTTTCTTACTGCCATCTAAAAAAACCTAATTCCTTGTGGAGCTGTAAAATTCATACCTCCACCTGCTGTGTTAAATACACCACCACTAATAGCACGAGTCTGACCTACTCTCATAACACTACTCATACCTGCTGTATTTATTTGTGAAGCATTACCAGCAACCCCTGCTCCAGAAATACCATTAGAACCTCCTAGTCCACTAAACGCACCAGATAATCCTGCTTGCACTCCTGCCATTACTAATCCTCCAAGTGCTTCACTTCGAGCTTGAGATGCCGCCATCCGACCTCTGTACTCTAAGTATCCTGCTTCTCTGTTCGCTTGTTCTACCGCTAACAATGCATCCATCTCAGTTATACCAAAGTCTAGCGAGGCAGGTCGTAATACTTGTTGTCTACTTACTGTCTGAACTGACCCTATTGTAGGAATTACAGAACTTGCATAACCCCCTGCTATATTGGATGCAAGAGCCGCTTTGGTACGTCTTAGTATTTCATTGCCTTTTTCTTTAGCTTCTACTGCTTCTACTCTGCCCTGTAATCTTCTGTTACGAGCTTGGGCATTATAAAACTCTTTTTCGGCTTTTCCTGCTGCTACAGTGCTTCTGTACTGCAATGCAGACATAACCAAACCAATTCCACCGAATACTGCTGACGCACTCATTGACTACCACTCACATTGTATTCCAAACTAAGTAAAGTAAAAAATAAAGGCTTAGTCTGGGAGATTTCTATTTGTGCCTCTGTACTATATCCTAATATCGGAGTCACTCTCTTTCTTCCTGAAAATATTGTTTCGGCTGCGTCTAATGTATACGGAAATTGTTTTAGCGGAACTTCCTTGCCATTGATTGCAATATTCTGAGTTTTAAATAAAACAGGGTTAGCATCAACAATTCTTTTTTTGCGACCTACCATAGTGCCAGAAGATAATCGAGGCTCTGCCGGTAATGTCTTAGCTAACACGTCATAATGCAATCCAACCTCCACATAAGTTGTTGGTATTTGGTCTATCGTTATTTCCCCGGAAACAACTTGTCTCGTACCCAAGAATATATCATCCCTAATAACTTCGACAGTTTCGCCTTCCAAGTGTGTAAGACCGGAAACTGTTGTTGAGGTAGGCTTAGACCCATCGCCACTCCCATCAAAAAGCTGAAAGCTAGCATCAGTAGTTCTGTCATCATCTAGTAACTCCAAGTAATATTTAGTTGATTCTACAAAATTAGTTGTCGCTAGTCTAGTAGAATCCTCTGTTGTAACAGTTAAATTGTTAGATCCAGACACATCCCTTACAACAGTAACAACATTAGCAGAGGGATTGGCTACTGTAAAACCTGATACAGCATTCAATGCCGTATATATATTATCAGCAGTTGTGTCATTATTTGCGTTTGGTCTAAAAAAATGTGTGTTTCCACTTGGCGAACTCGGTGAACCACTACCGGCTGCCTCTGATTGTAAAGTAATAACAGTGCCGTCATTTTTTGTAAAGGTAAGTTTTGTTCCTACTGCAATGTTTGCATAATCAGTAACTGTAATAGTTGCCGACACACCTGTTGCAATGTCTCTTTTTACAACAGCATAAATGTCGTTTATGTCTACCGAACAATCCTCAAACACTCCGTCAGTAATAAACTCCGAAGGTGCAACAACCTTTTGTGTTCTATGTATAGAATATGCTGCCATAGTGCCGTCAGTTCCGTTGACTATAATTAGCAAGTCGCCATCGTCAGTTGAGGTGGCTCGTCTGAACGTAATCTTTACCGGACTTTTAAGAAGGTGGCTAGATAGTAAGGATATATTATTAGATTGATAGGATAACTCCACGTCACTAAATAAAAATTCTCGTAAGGCTTTTCCAGATCGCTGTAAGAATATCGTACCCCCCTCAGCAGCAACAGGCATAATGTTTTCTTTTGAGCCTGATTTAGTCGCAGCTTTGAGTGTTAAGTTTCCTGGTGTAATAGGTTGGCTGTCAGCTTGTTGAACATACCATTCATTTCCCGTTGTAAATATCTGTAAGTCACGTCCAGATCGTAAACCAGTAATAGCGTTCACAGTATCCGATGACAATAAGGCGAATATGGCATCGTCGTCCAGCCCTTCTGATTCCAAAAAATTAAAGAAATCACTAATCTTGCTACCAAACAATGCCGAAGGTAAACTCTTAGATCCACCAAAATATAATCGACCCTCATGAAATACTGCACTTCTAGGAAAACCTCTATCTGCACTAAATACGTCCTCATAACCAAATTCTAATTCGTAACCACTTTCGGCTGACGTACTATAAAACGGAACCTCTACATTAGTTTTTACTTTAGTAGATGATTCAACCTCAATAATTTTAGCTCGACCAAATCCATTAAGATATTGTATATATTGTCCAACCATACTTGTAATTGTAAATGTCGATGTGTTATCTGGTTGCGTAGTCCAATTCTCTGAGACAGTGGCTACTTTGGTTGAGTGTACATAATCGGATATAATTCTAGTTTGTCCAGAGCCGGTACCTCCCGTAATCTTAATAGTTGACCCATTATAAATATCATCATTACTTGAGGCTCCACTATGTAACGTAATTGTATTAGAGCCACCGGCTTGAGCGGTATCGCTTTCACCATCATGAAATACATGAGCTGAGGCTGTGACATCGGCAGTGCCATCAATAGACGATGCCGTTAATGTTCCAGAAGGCGTAGTCTTATTTAAATCAAATGCATGTTTGGGTGACGTTAATGAAATAGTTGATGCTGTCCATGCCGTATTGCTTGCACCTCTTACAATCTTAATAGGTGCTAAATCCTCATTAATAATTATGAGTGTGTCTGCTGATTGCGTAAAGGATATCTTGTCAAATGAGATATTACCAAAAGAAAGGGTAAGGTAATTGTTTCCAGATCCGTTGATATTGGCAACTAATGATCCATTGTTAAAGACAAACATGCGAGTATTGTTACTTGATGCAGTTGATAGTTTTACAAATACTAACATAAAAGAATCAGTAGTCGAAAATTCAAAAGGAATAAGTCTTATACCTTGTTGAGCTGTTATGCCAGAACCTAAGTGAGACGTAATATCTAAAAGAAATTGTGTGCCTGGTCTACGTTCAATAGCTCCTTGTGGAATACATACAATGTTTGTTGCCTTCTCTAATGCGTTCTGATATTGAGATATTTCAACCCGACCCTTAACAAGTGGATCGAACTCACCCATAGTGAATGAGGATTGATACTGAACTATCCTCGACATTAGTTTCTAACTTCCGTAAGTAGATATTGAGCAATAACAGGTGGCGATTCACCTGCACCATCTAAATTAATAGCTGTTCTAAAGTATCCACCTCTGTTGTTCTCAGCAACAGTACCGAGTGCTATCTGTTTATAATACGCACCCTTTTCGGTTTGATCCGTTATTGGCTCTGCTAAGTTCCAAGTTAACATATAGACAAGGAGTTGAATAAAATAAGTGGGTAGCTTACCCTCAACGATGTCTTGCTGATAATCTACAAATATCTGGTCTCGGTCTGTTAAAAGTGTTTGTCCTTGAATGGTCCAATCAATTATAGATGGCGAGCCTCGACTACCACTTGCAAATACTGTCCTTGGCACACTGTTCAACATATCAGGGGGGAGGGCGTATTGATATTGAAAATGTGCTGTTGGTGCTGTGGATAATCGAGAAAGCTCAGCCTTCTTTAAAGAAAAACTCCAGGGATACATGCCGAGAGTCGTTGCTTTAACTTTTGGATATATGATTGAGCATGCATTACCGACAGCGGTTCCGTTAGTAAAATTTGATATTGTGTCAGCTCCTAATAAAAGCAAAGCCTGATTTGCTATGCTGACTTGAGTATCTCCGGCTGCCATAAAAAATTCCTTAATTAAAAGTAGGGAGCCTAAGCTCCCCACAGTTTACTATTTAGTCAGCGTCAGCAACACTAATTGCTGTTCCGTCACTCACATCGACTACACCAGAGGCGTTGCTTAAAACAACGACTAAAGATGCAGTAGGTGTATTTGAGTCATGAACATAAATTAGATCACCAACTTTTACTTCATCAGATACACTGTTGAAATAAGCTGCTGTATTAACAGTTGCGATAGCATCAGTTGAAGTGTACGACCACATTTGCGGCGCACTACCTCGTTTACTCATACCACCAATCGGGTTCCAACCCGCTCTTGCGAATGCCATATAATTACCTCCTAAGACTCTCTACAAGTTACTTTTACTAAACCGGCAGTATCGATCACCGCAGCACCGGCAGAGTACATCGCACTCACTAAGAATGAAGTTTTCTCAGGAATGTAATTTACTTCCACTTTTGGAGCTACAGAAACACCACAGCCTGTTGATGACTTATGAAAGAAGAAAGTATTTCTATCACTCGATCCATCAATAGCTAAAGAGCCTTCGTCTCTATCACCTACGATATGAAACTGAAAACCCATCATGGTGTTTAGTTCACCAGCAACAAGTGCTTTGATGTTTTGGAAATCACCACTAATAGCTCTTTCATCACCAAGTAGACCCGCCAGGTTATTCGCATGAATAACTGCATGTCTGTCTGTTGGCGGAACATTAGCTGCATCAAGAGCTTTCTTAGCTGCAATGATTTTACCAATGTTTAAGTCACTAGCAGCTGCTGAGCCAGAAGTTACTACAGTGTTAGCAATAGTAGTTCCTGGAGACGCTGCCTCCATAACATCGATTATTATTTGATCTTCTCTACGAGCAATCGCTTTACCAACGACTTGAGCCAACTCTTGTCTCTCATCGAAGTTTACTTTTGCTTGATCGAAAATATCGCTATATTCAGCTGCTATGTAATCTGTCATAGTCGCTGTTACTGATCCGAATGTAGTGTTTAATGGAACAACGTCTGTTTGAGGTGTTCTTACTGAAGATACACCTTTTCCGATAGTCGGAAATTTAACAGTAGAGCCACTCACATTAGTTCGCATACGGACAGCATTTCTTAATACCGCATCACCTTGATAAGCCTGTTTTACTTCAGCCTCAAACAAAGTAATAAATGCAGTTGATAATCCTGTACTCATTTGTACTCCTTATAAAAGTTAAATATAAAAACTAATCGCCTATCGGTTATTGAAAAAATTCAGCCTTGGCTACAAGATTACGTTCTTGCAACGACTCATTTCTGAGTAGCCAAACCCGCCCTGAAAGGGTTGTGAGTTAATAGTATATTTATAACTTTTTTTTAGATAATTTTCAAGTCGAACTTTTTCC